CCCCCCGCCGGAGCTGGTGCAGCAGTGGCTGGAAGAGCTGTACGGCGGCCCAGTTTCTGTGATTAGCCCATTTGATCAGCGCGTCCTTATAGCTGCCGCCCAATGGGGTGCAGACCGCCAACTTGAAGCAGACGCGCAGTGGTTAGACCAAAATTCCTCGGATGCGCCACATTTGACAATCACTCCAACTGGTAAGGGTTTGGTAGAAACAATGCGCTCCAAGACTCCGAGCTTGAAGGAGAAGGCGCTAGCGCTCGTTGAGCAGCACGAAGACGGCTGGCGGCCGTCACCCAAGGACTGGGACACCATCCGCCGCGCCCTTGAACAACTGCCCGATCACGAGATGGAACCTACTTCAAGGCCCATGACTGACTTTCGTAAACTCTGCGCCAGAATTGAGACACTTGAGGCTGCAGTTCAGAAACACATTGTGGAAACCAGCGCCAACGTTCTGGCTCTTGCGAGCCGAATCGAGGCTTTGGAGTCGGCTAAACGCCAGTCATCAAAAGTCCTAGATCTTAGTGACTTGCCGCAGTGGACGCCGGAACAAGTGCAGAAATTAAAAGATCTGCTTGGGGTCTACCGCAATCACCTAGGACTCAATGAGTAGACGCAAACCTAGGGGTCGCTCATCCCATTAAAAAGCGGCAGGATGCCACCCCCACCGCTTTCGCAACTGGATCTCACCCCAGTCGCTTTGTTGCTTTCTGATCAGCCACAGAACTGTAGCACACGGCAGGTATCAGCATGTATTACCTGAAAACAGGAATCAGCTAATACTTGCCCCTCACGACCCGTCTCAATTTCCATGTCTGAACTTTCCTCCGCCGCGCAGGCGGTAATTACTGCCAGCAACTGCGCTGGGTCTCGAATCGTGCAGTTGCACATTGCCGCCGCCCTGCGAGCCGCTGTCGATCAGGTGGTGCCAGTGCCACGTCTTCCGTATGATTCTTGCTGTGATGTACACGCATCGGCAATACGCGCCGAACTTTTGGCCATTGCTATTGAACTTGAAACCCAGTAGTCGCTTCCCCTAATGAAAAGAGAACACAAAGCTGAGATCAGGGAGTTCTTGTACGAACGCTTGTTCGAGGGGAATCTCCGCTGGGATCTTGCCAAAATGTGTGATCTTGCTGGGATTGACCAGCTTGAGGGCATGGAGGTCTACGAACGGGAAGCGGCTCGGATCCGCAAACTGTTCTGCCTTGATGCCCAGTAGTCACCTTCTCTAGGGTGGACAGCCGACCCTTCCCAACTGGCTGTAACCCTCCTACTCTGTACCAGTCTGGTTCTTCATCATGGCCACCACCTTTACGTGGGGTATCAACACCCTTGAACGCGAAACCGACGACGGCTTTGTGTTTACGGCCCACTACACCGTCAATGCCTCAGATGAGGCATATTCCTCTGGCGCATATGGCAGCATCGGCTTTCAGCGCCCCGACAACCTGATCCCGTACAACCAACTCGACGAGCCAACTGTGATCGGCTGGGTCAAGGAAGCCCTAGGCGGCGAGGAAAAAGTCAACGAGATCGAAGCTGCCCTGCAGGCTCAAATCGACGAGCAGCGCCATCCGTCTAAAGCGGCTGGCGTGCCTTGGGCATCCTGATCGCTGCTTTGGCACTCCTACTAATCTGCCTGATTATTGCAGGCATGATTTGGCAGTGGTGCCATACTTCTGATTGGCAAGACCGTTATTGGTAATGGCAGTCAAAAGCAAAACAGCCTTGGGGCGCGTCGACCACAAAGCTGGCCGCCCTAAAACAACCAGTCAGGGTTACGGCCAACACAGCCGTCCACGCCGTCGCGGCAAGAAAAAACTGGTCGGCCAAGGCCGCTAAATTAGTAAAAAGGTCGGCAGTATGCCTCGAAATGGATCACCACGAAGAGGCGTTAATCACTGCCAAACCCCCTGAAAACCCCTTCAACCAAATCGTGCCAGCTCTGCTGACCGCTGCAGTGGTCGGCCTAGCTGGCCTTTTTATGCAAGTCGCCAAGCTAGACCAGTCCGTCAGCACCGTCGCTGCCGACATCCAAGAACTCAAAAACGACTCCAAAGAACGGCTCACCGATCTCGAAACCCGCGTGCGCCACATCGAAATGACCGTCAGCAGCAAAAAATGAGCGTCGTCAACACCACCGACTACGGCAACGGCTTCAGCCTGGATCAGCTGGAAAACGAACGCGGCGAACTGTACTACCGCGCCTGCAAGGACAGCATCTGCCGCTACGCCGAAGATCACTACATCGCAATGATGTACCTCGAAGGCATGGGCTGGGACCCTAAGCAACAAGCCCCTCAGTAATCCACGTAATAATCGCATCTTCTCGATGCGGCTCCCAGAACGGCTGGTCCCTGTACCACTCCAGCCAGTCTTCCGCTGACTTTGAGATATTGCACGCAAAACAGCACGCCACCAAATTCTGCTGGTGCGTATGCCCACCCCGAATTTTCGGGTGCACATGATCCAGCGTGGCAGAACGTCCCAAATCCGTACCGCAATAGGCGCACGAATTGCCCCACTGTTTAAGAATTGATTGTCTAAATCTCGCTTTTGCTTCCTTCTTGTTTAAGTATTCGCCATCCTCAATCCGATGGTCCATACCCAGCAGTGGCTACACGGAATGTAGCGGTAGAAACTCTTACGTGCGCAGGAACTCTTGTCTAGTACAGCTAAACTTCCTGCAGATTCCCTATTTCGCATGGATCCGACCACGGCAGCAACCATCGCCATCATCGTGGCCGCCGGCTCCGAGGTGATCGCCCTACTTCCCATTAAAGAAAACAGCTGGATCCAGCTGGTACTCAAAGCGCTAAAGGTGATTTTCCCAAAGCGCTGACCGCCGCCCCAAAACGGCGGCGCCCCAAACAACAACGCAGGAGGCGGCAATGGCGCAAAACACGATCCGACTGATCGACCTATTTCGGTTCTACAAAGGACTGCCTCACCAAATGGCGGCCCTTACCGAACTGGAAGGCGCCATCAACAAGGCCAACCCGCACATCTTGGGCCGCGACCAGGGCTGGTTCAAGACTTGGGCTGTCGCCGGCAAGCAAACCAGCTTTCCCAACAGCTGGGAAGGAATCCTCGAAGCCGCCCGCGCCGCTGGCGCCAAATTCCCAGAACTCGTCGCCGCCCAATGGGCTTTGGAATCCAACTACGGAAAACTTGTATCCGGCAGAAACAACTTCTTCGGCCTGAAAGGCGAAGGCAGCGACAAGAAAACACAAGAATTTATCAACAATCAATGGGTCACAATCACCGACAGCTTCATCGACTTCCCCGATCTGCTGTCTTGCGTGATGTACCTTGTAGACCACTGGTACAAGGATTACAAGAACTACAAAGGTTGTAATAACGCAGTTACCCGCGAAGAAGCTGCTAAGTGGTTACACAAAGAAGGTTACGCAACAGACCCTACATACCCGGAGAAGTTGATTCGGCTGATGGAACAGCACGCTGGAGCTAAACCTGCCGTTCCACCAGATCAAAAACTACTAAAAGTTCCATACGAGTACCAGCTAGGTTCTGATGACGGTCCCAAAGGTTATCGCCAGTGCTTTAGTTCTAGTTGTGCAATGGTGGCCCGTTATTACGGAAAAGTAAATGGCGATTATGAGTACAATGCTTTACGTGCCCGTTTTGGCGACACCACCGACCCAAAAGCGCAAATCGCCGCCCTCAAAGCACTGGGACTAACCGCCACCTTTGAGATGGATGGCACAGTCGAAGATCTCGAAAACGAAATCGCCAGCGGTCGCCCAGTTCCAACCGGCTGGCTCCACAAAGGACCCATAGCAAAACCCAGCGGCACAGGTCACTGGACCGTAGTTGCCGGTTATACCCCGACGCATTTCATACATCTAGATCCTTTTGGTGAGGCGGATCTAGTCAACGGTGGATACATCAGCAATAAGGGAGGCGCCAACATCGCTTATTCCCGCAAAAACTGGCTCCCGCGCTGGCTCATCGAAGGCAACGACACAGGCTGGTTCATGCGAATCCGCAAAAACTAGCCATGCGCCCCATCGAACACACGCCCGAGTCAAGCTTCCACAAGGCAGCCACGGACCAGTGGCTAGTCAGCCTGTTCAACAAACAGGACTATCGCGCCCTGCTGGAAGCCGCCCTTGTCCTGAACACTCTCCACCAGCTGGAACGCACAAAATCGGCCTGGGCTATCCGCGAAGCCGCAGACAACCTGGCCGATCACTTTGGTATGGACCGCGATTCCGCCTAGTTGATGTTGTACTTCTGGTACAACCCCGTGTAGGTGCTATGCAGCGGGTGGTCCTTGTTGTCTCGTCCGTCCCAAAAGTACAACCTGTCGAGAAGGTCAGCGCGATTTTGGTCGACAATGACTCGACCCCAGCTCTGGCGTGCCCAGTCAGCGATCGGTTGATTCACCTTTTTTCTCCACGAGTTTGAGACGACGCCGGGCAGCTTCACGCGGCCCATTTTTGGCACGAGCCAGCTTAGGTTTTTTGGCTGCCGTTGCCGGCACCTCCACCTTGCAGTTCGGATAACGATTCTGCGCAAACTCAATCGCCTGCTGGAGCGACTCAGCCCGCACCAAATCCCGCATCGCCCCCTGCCCAGGCAACCAAATCTTCAGCTCAAACAACCGAGCTTTCTCTGAGCTGGTACGAGAGCGACCTTCACCGAGCCTGAGTTCGGGGTCTTGCTGTTCCTGGAATGGCACTACTTCCATGACCGGGGATAGGCGGGTTCATCAACGCTATGCACAGCAACAGGACTGTTAGTGCACTCAGCAACAACTCGCGCCGCAGCGACAGCCCGCTCGTATGTGACCCACGAGGATGCATCCTCCTTGGCGCCGGTGAGACCGATTCCTTTACCAGGGCCGTAAACCGCCGTAACCCAGCGATCCTCGACCATGACGACATAGCGCGTCATTGCTCTCAAGTGACTACTGTGTAAGCTTAAAGGCTGCCCGCTGCAACTGTCGGTATATCACGAAACACAACTGAGTCTCATGTGTCAGTTTCTGACACTCTGCCCTCTTGCTTGGAGCGCATCCGCCCCTCCACTCGCCGCTTCACCGAATCTCTCCACGCCGCCTCGTCCGCCTCTTGCGCACTCTTGTACTCAGACGACCTCAACGCCAAACCTGCGTACACCAGCTCCCGCAAGTACGCCGTAACCTTCTTGCCTTCCTGGGACGCAAGATTCTCCGCCAACTTGTAGCGATTGGGGTCAATCAGCAGCTGGCAGTAATACTTGTTTCCGTGGTTCAGGGGCATGGCCTGCGGTCTAGTCTGCTACACAGTAGCATACTGCGTCACAGTAGTCTCACCACCGCACATCGTCATCCACCCGCTTGCGCCACGCATTGGACTGCGCCACCCGCGCCCCACCCCTCTGTTTGGAGCACCCCTTACGCACATCCCGCGCCCACTCCAAAAACGCCGCAGCCCGCTGCAAATCCGCCGTCTTCGCCAGCCGAATCTCCCGCATCAACCACTCCATCACCAACTCTCTTCCCGTGCGGGCGCGACTCATGAGACACAATCTGAGACTCGCATCACCGACTGCGGGCGATGCTCAGGACAAAGCTCCAGTGCCTTCATCCGTGCGGAGAAAGCATCTGGAGCAACAATGTAAAGATCATGAGTACCACCGTGACGCGCGTGCATCCGAACGCGGTACTCAAAATCCTCCTGGATCACTTGGCCTCTTGCCAGCTATTCCCGACCTTAGCTTCAGCAAGCGGCGGAATATCACCCAACCAACGAGCTTCAGCTTCCTCCATCACGGTTTGCAGCTGGAGCGCCCAGGTGTCTGCGTGTTCTTCTCTGACGAGCAGGATGATTTCGTCATGCACCACGCCGGCCAAACGCACCACGTCCTCCCCGTCGGCGTGGAGCAGCGGCCACAGTTTGCCGAGCGTAAGTTTGAGGACTGCAGCACCTGCCCCTTGGATTGGAGTGTTGCAGCGCGTGGTGAGCTTGTTGTGCTCACCCGGTAGAAACCGCCGCAGGCCCGAGATGCGTATGCGGATAGATGGATTGTCCTTAGCCGCATCAGCAGCTGCAGCATTCTTACGCTGCCATGCGGAGATGCCTTTATATGCAGCATGGAACTTTTGCCGCACCTCCGCCGCCTCATCAAGATCCATCTGGATTCCGGTCGATGCCGCATAATTCCTAAGCCCTTTTGCGCCACTTCCGTATAACAATCCGAAGTTTGCCGACTTTGCGATTTGCCGCTGTTCCTTCTTAACCTCATCCTCCGCAACCCCATAAATCTGCGTCGCCGTCATCGTATGGAGATCCTTCCCTTGCTGGAACACCTCCGTCATTAAAGGATCCTGTGCTTCTGCCGCCGCAAGCCTCAACTCCATCTGCCCGTAGTCCGCAACAACCAGCTTCCAGCCAGCTGGAGCTTGCACCGCAGCTCTAAAACGCGAATCCCTCGGTACCTGCTGCAGGTTTGGCGAAATACACGACATGCGCCCCGTATCAGCCCCAAGCTGCATATAGCTGGCACGAATAAACCCATCCTCCGAATAGTTTTTAAGCAACGTTTCCGCCATCTGTCTACGCTTTTCTACTTTCTTCCACCGCAAGTAATCCGCCACAACTTTGTGATCACCCACATATTCCTGTAGCGCAGAACGACTGGCACTCGGCTTACCGTTCTTCATATCCATCGGCGGCTCACCAAGCAACGCAGTGAACTTTTTAAGCAACTGCGCAGGACTATTGAGGTTGAAGACGTTAGGGTCTACTTTCTTACCTTTCGGTCCAGGCTTTGTCTGGTACAACAACTTCCCATCAAGCCCGCGACACAGCTTGTGTCCTTCCGGCAACGCAGCATCAAAATCTTCAATGAACGTCTCACCTACCTCGTGGTGCTCAATATCCAAATCCTCGATAAGTTTAATAAGCGATTCCTTATTAAAGGGAAGCCCGGTTCTCCATAATTGCGCCATTGCTGGAAGTGCCTTGCACTCCAGCTCCCACGCTGGCATCAGCGCACCAGTCGCCATCCGCTTGGTTATCTGCTCCCACAGCTGGGTCAACACCACCACATCCTTGGCCGCATACTCGATTTGCTCCACGCGCAAGTCACCCGACCAGTCGCTCTTTTGCTCTTCCTTTGAAATGTCCTGCCCAAGGTAGCGATGCACAACGTGCTGGAGCCCGTGCTTCAAATTCGGCAGCCCATTCGTCAGGATCCGGCTAGCCAGCATTGAGCAAAAAATCTTTCCTTCTGGATAAATTTCATGCTCCTGGAGCCAGCCAAGATCAAAAACAGCATTGTGCGCCAGCCACTTCCGTGGAACACAGCAAAACTCTTCCAGAGTGATCCAGTCCTCATCGCTGAAGCTCCAGCAATCCAGCACAACTGGAGGCTTACCGAAGGTTGCCAACTGCAAAAGGCGAAGACCACCGAACTTCGGCTGAAGCCCAGTGGTCTCAACGTCAAACGCAACAAATGAAGCACCATCGAGCGTGTTGAGATGCTCAATGCCTTGAAGGATAGTCATGCCTGGTGGGGCGTGTACCCTACTACTCTAGCATGTCCTCCACTTCCCGCGCCGAGCACAGCACTGCTGCCGCGAGTGTCCCACCCTCAGGAAACCCAAGCAGGCACCGCGCCTTCCAATGAATGCAGTTCCTGCACGGACCACCATCCGCCTGAGGCTTGTACCCCCGCCGCACCCGCTCCATCCGCTCCTCCTCCCGCCCAGCGGGACTGGTGCGATAACACTTCATACAGAGAACCGGGTTAGTCGTCTGCGTACCACAGCCCTGGCACGGCCTGCTGTTGATCGAAATAGCCATCACGAAAAATGAACACGTAAAAATCCAGGTAAACGCCGAAGAAGATGCCTACGAGAGTGCATTGCAGCTCCCTGCGGCAGCTCTACCTCAACAGTAAAAACAGAGTACCCGCAATTAAAACATTTCCTTTTGCGGAGTATCGATTCAGCGGTGTCGTGGCAAGTGCGTTCCACATCAATCCGCTCGTGATCACAATTAGCGCACCGCATCAGTCAACCCAGCTCCAAGCGATCCTTTTACAAATACGCCAAGCGTGCTTTGGATCAACATCAAACTCATCCGCGAGTTTTCGGTAAGACCATCCTTCTGCTTGTAGTCTGCGCATTTTCTGTACAAGTTCCGGCGTAAGAATCGCGGCGAAATTTTCCTCCCCGCGTTTGAAAGGTTTAGTAGTAACCATGAGTCAGTAGCAGTCAGTTGTTCCAATGCCGGATAACTCCCGCGCAAATGAAAATGTTGGTAGTCATGTAGGCCGCCAAGATACAAAAACGCACCAGTGCAACCTGATCAGCGATCCGATTGTGCTGGTGCGCCTTCTCACCCAACGCCTTGGCGACAATCCGCCACCAGTGCCTCATTAGTCCAGCTTTAGCGTATTCGCCAATGCAGAGCGATCTGCGGAAGAAAGTCGCTGTATCGCATCCTTTATGGCTTTAAGAAACGCCCAAGTAACATACCCAGGAAAAAATAATGCTAGTAAACCAAGTAAGGCATACAGACATCGTGTTTGCAAGGAGGTTGACGCCCCAAGTAAAGCCATGTGTTGTTGATCAGTCATTCTTGTAAGGTTCAGTAGCAAGCGTGTTAATCAGTCGGGTCAAATACCAGCGGGCTTTGCAAAAATCCTTGTAAGGATCTTCTTTAAGCCACGCCCGACTGACGTATTTGATGACCTGCCATTGCAGACCACCAACAACAGCATCGGGCGCGTGCTTTACCCAGTCCTCAATCACGTCGATCACCTCGACGCGCCCAGCCGTGTAATGACTGGGCTGATTAACTGGATCACTCATCCCTTAGACCCCTGAACAGCAGTGTCGCCGTGATAACGGCCTGTAACTGAGTAGCTCTTGCCGGGCAACATCGACATTTTGTGGAACACAATCTGCGCAATACGCATACCCGGCCACAACGCAACAGCGTGCAAAGACCTAGCGTTCTGTAGTTCCAGCGTTAGCCGCCCTTTGTAACCGGGGTCGATGTACCCGGCAAGAAGATGCTCAATCCCCTCCCTGGCACGACTCGACTTGAGCGCCAATTGCCCCGCGACACAATCCGGGAAGTCGAACTCCTCCGCAGTTTCCGCGAGAACGAACTGATGCGGCTGGAGCATGAACGGCTTTTCCTGCGTATGCCCAGCAATGCTGAGCGGAAGTAACGCAGGCACCTTCGGCTCCTCAACTAACAGATTCTCACCGAGTCTCACATCAAGACTGGCGGGATTCACAAGTTCCGCCTGGAACGGCGAGACCAAGCCCCGCCGCGCCAAGTTATGGATCTCGTGATCACACAAGACCCCACCCATCAGTCAGCCACCACAACAGGAACCGGCTGCTGGATCTGCACATGTTTCCAGGTCTTACCCCACTTGATGCAGTTGATGGTGGTCATATGCACGCCAAACTCACGTGCAATCGCCCCAACGGTCTTGCCACCAGCAGCCAGCTGGCGCTTGATCTCCAACACCTTGGGTTCAGTCAACACCGCCACACCCCGCTGCCCCTTGCGGCTGGACTTACGAGTCTTACTTTGAGACTTGACCTTTTGTACGTCTGCTGTACGTACAAGCTTCTCGCCAGCAGGCAGGGGAATGGTCTGCTTGGGCTTGGTCAGATCCAACTGCACGTGCTGGGACGTCTCAAGCGCAAAGCGTGCTGCCTCAAGCGCCTTAGTAATTTGATCGAACTGGGATTCAGAGAGAACGTACATGCTCATGTGTAAGAACGGGTGCAGTGTAGTAGGCGATGGTCAGTTCTGGATCTCAAGCTTGATGGCAGCCTGGAAATAACCAGCCACCTTGAGACGGCGGTAGACAGAACCGCCCTCCTCGCTTTGCTTGTTTTCAACAGCCTCGTAGTCGCGGCGAGCCTCCTCCAGCGAGGCCATAGTCTCAATGTTGAGCATGTTCAGCTCGCTGTCGGACAACTCCGAAAGCTTGTCCAGGTAAACCATCTTGCCGCCCAACAGGTAAGAGCGGTAGAAGGGCACCATTGCAGTTTCAGTCATTAGCGTGTTCGACTATGTAGGAAGTGCGTAGTTGTCCCCGAATCGCGCCAAGCTGAGGCTCGCCGAGATTGCCAAGGTAGTCTGCCGCACGTAACGCAACCATGTGCGCCATGACGGCTGGATCATCCTTGTACTTGCCGATAGTAACCATCAGCTCGTACACGTAGGAATCAGAGGACTGAAAATCCTCCGGGAAGGGAAGTCCCAAGGTGTCTTCCCACTCCTGTTCAAGTACAAAGGTATCAGGATCCAAGGGATTCGGACCCCACTCACCGCCGTCATCGCCATCCCAGCCATAATCTTTCCGCAGTGCCCAGACATCCTGCTCGTTAGCCATAGCTTGCTCCACCTGCCCAAGGTGGTCGTACCAGTTAGGCCGTTGCTCCAGCTGGAGCAGATTGAACTGTGCGTCAGTCATTTGAATTTCAAGCAAAGTAGTTAGGGTCTTGCTGGCGTATCCGGGTTAGATCCGTGAGTCTCAACTTGAGAATCTCGTGGATCGCCAGCTGTGCAAGTCGAGTGGAGCTGATGGTGTCGCTGGTGGCGAACACGTAGATGAGGTGGCGGTAAAGCTGGGTCAAGGTGCGAACCCGGACCCAGTGCGTATCCCCCGGTATGGGCTCTAGACCTACTTCCCAGTCGTCGTAGTCGTCTTGGTTACGTAAATCACGAGCTTCAGACGTCCCAATCAGACGTGTCGAGTGGAGCCCAGTCATCGACCCGCTCGGTGAGCATGGCCCGGAGTTCGGCATCGGTGGCTGGAATCAAGTCTTCATCTGAAAAGTAAAGGGTGCCTCTGCACAGGGCAGGCCCCCACTCGGCTGGCTCGAACTGCGTCTGCGGATAACGCACCACCATGTCGTCAACAACGGCATCAACGACAAGGCGGTCACCTTCGAAACGGATCTCCTCAATGCTCTGTACCTGGCTCACTTGACCTCCTGCGCAGGTTGGTCGATCTGCAGCGCATCCATGCGCTCATCCCAAGTCATCTTGAGGAACTGCTCCAGATCCAGAAGTCGCTCCAGCTGAGTCTCGTCGTAGCTGGTGCTGAACCCCCAGCCCTGGAACTGCTGGATCTTCTGCTCCAGCTGCATACGAGCCCAG